GCTGCCTCTTGCTGATTGGCAAGTGTAGTTGCAGCAGTATCGTTAAGTGATGCTTGGTAGGTTGCGTATGCTACTTGATCCGTAAAAACCGTTCCGTCTGTAGCGGTATACTTTCGTACACCATCAACCGGCTCTACGATTGGATCTACGATTGGATCTACAACCTCTTCAACAACTGGCTTTGGAAATCCTGCGCCTGTTTCCTCAAATCTGCGAACAGATGCAGGAGATGCTGCTGGAGCAGGAGTACGCATTGCTGCGCGTTTGGTTTGCTCATCTACAATAGCAGCGCGTGGCGCTGAAGGCATATCTCTATCTTTGCGTGCCATTATTACCCCTGGAATCCAAAGTCACGAAGGACTTTTAACGCTGCATCTGAAACTTCAGACTTGGCATTTTCTGTGTACTGCCAACGCTTATCTGCTTTTAATGTACGCTTAAAGTCATAGACGTTCATATCGCCCTTGTCTGTAATAGCAGTACGTAGAGTTGGATCGTTAAGATCAATCTGATCTGCGTTGATTTCTAACAGGTTAGCCATTGTCTGACGGTATGGTGCAAAGACCTGATCTAAGTTATAGCCCTGACCTAGTAGGTCACGGACATATTGTGGCTGACCTTGTGCTGCCAACTTACGAGCATCCTGTGCTAGACGGTTAGGATCAATCTTTCCGGTAGCAATACCCTGAAGTACTTGCTGTTCTGATTGTCCACCAGGAACAATATCCTTAATGCTAAACCCATTAGCACGGGCAACATCTTGGATTGCTTGGTAGTCCTTGAGAGCCTGGCCAGAATATCCTTCTGTTGCCTTTCCACCGATAGTAGATCCGATTGGTCGAATAGCAGCAGCAATGAAGTCTGTTGTCATTGCATCGTCAATACCTACATTTGTGATGTACATATTCTCAGCTGCCTTACGAAGAGCCGCTGGATCTGATGCAATACCTGAACCCATCTGACGAGCCTTGTCAGCAATCTGACGCTCAAGGGTTGCAATGTCTTGCTCGTACTTAGTTGTACCTTGAGCCTGTCCTTTTGATACTAAATCACGGTAATTAAAAAGTTGAACATAGCGATCTTTAATTGCAGCAGAATTTTGACGATACCAAACATCATCACGAATTGCTTTGCGAAGTTTAGATTCTGTCCAATTTTCTTTTACATACCGATCAAGAATAGCCTTGAGGCTAGGTACGTTATTAAAGATTGTTTCAGGTAGAACAAAGTCTTCACCTGCTGCTACATCTAGCGCTTGTTCACGTTGCTCTGCATCTGTTAGAGCAGGAGTCTTTGGAGGTGTTTCTTTACCGCTATCTTTACTAGGCTTAGGCGTTGGTGTAGGTATAGGTGTAGGTGTTGGAGTAACCCCAGTTTTCTGTGTACCAACATTACGATATCCTGATGGTTGACCAGACATTGCTACAGGGGTACCTGAAGGAGCGAAAGGTTTAGTTTTGGTTATTCTATCTAGCTCTGCTTGTGCAGCGGCAACATCGCCATTTGTATCTTTGGCAATCTGGACCGCTTCTTTAGCATCAGCAACTTCTTCATCATATTTAGAAGTTTCTTTTTCGTAAGTCTTTTCTTCCTTTTTAGCAGTTTCTGCGGTTTTAACTGTATCAAGGCGTAATTGTAATTTTTTAACTTCTGCCTTATCTCTCTTGATAGCAGCAGCAGTTTCCTCATAATCGGGAGTTCCTGGCTCATACCTAAACAAAGCATTTCCATTTTGCTCTATACGGTTCTTTGCCATTGAAATCTTAAAATTAAGATCTCTTGCAGTATCTTTCTTTTTTTCTTTAACCTTTGGCTTTGCCTTAGGTGGCTCAATACCGGCGGCTTCGTATACATCGCCCCAAGTCTTGTAATCTCCTATAAGAAAATCTGCTGTAAGTTTTTCAAGGTTGCTAATCTTTTTGTTTGGATCGTGTACTTCGGTTTTGGCCCACTCTTCAAATGTCTTTGCCATTAGCCTAGGCCTCCGAGTTCTTGCATCATAATTGAGTAAGCATCTGTGGCGCGGTTGGTCTTAGCCTCAGCTGTAGCACCGATCTGCTCGGTAATAAACTGTGTTTCATCTACGCCACCGCGTGTGGTAGAAAATCCTTTGCCAGAAGTATTAACAGACGGCTGCTTCTTCTGCTGTTCATTGATAACTCTTGTGTACTTCTTCTTCTCTTCCTTGGTTAACTTGCGACCAAGTAGATCCTGAGCCACAGTATCAAGCAGCTTAGCAGTCTGAGATGGGCTAGTTACATAAGTCTGAACTGTGGTTCTAGGTGCCCCAGTTCCGGTACCAGTATCAGCACCTTCTGATGCACGATCTTGTAGGTATTGAGTTACGCTTACAATAGGTTGACCAAATTGCTTGTTAAAGTTACGCTGAAGTGTAAGTTCTGCACCTAGCATTTTTAATGCGCTGTACAGTTTAACATCAAATTTTCCAGTTACTTTACCTTTGTAGAATCCAGCATCTTTAAGTTGCTGTGCAATAGCTGCACGTGTTGGTTCTGACGCTTTATTCATTACCTCAATAAAGTTATCAATAGTATCTGTTGTTTCAGCCACTTGTATCTCCTAGCAGTGAGGCGAATAACGTATTGTATGCGCTCATAGTATTTTCATTTGACTTAGATAATTCACGCATCTTTACTATGGCATCATCCTTGAGGAATGTTGATAACCTTGATCCACCTGGAAGGGTTGAGAACAGTTCTTTATCTGTCTTGTATGAATCGTAAAGATCAAGCATCTCTTTGAGTTGCTTCTGCAATGGACCACGAACTTTAACCTTTGGATCATTAATCATATTGCGTAGGTCATTGATAGCCTTGATACGCTCGACTGCCTTCTTGCCACCTTCTGCTAGTTCTTCTTGAACTAACGGACGACCAGCCTTGAATACTTTAGCCCACTCTTGGAACTCATCACGAGCCATAGAGCGTTCAACATCTGAGTAACTTTCTTCTAGTTTGACCTCGTACTCATTCTTCTTTGAGTAGTACTGTTGTAAGTCAGCTACTGTTTGGATCTCTTTGAGGAAGTCATCAACGCGCTTGTTGTACTTTAAACCCATATCCTTCATAGTCTTGTAGGCATCCCAAGAGAAGCCTGACTTGTGAGGGATAAGGAATGCTGCACCTTGTGGATACTGCTTAAATAGTTCAGCGTTTTTATCTACGAATACGCCTGATTCTTCTGCGTATCTGATAACAGCGATTGTTTTCTTTTCAGATTCAGGTACTGTAAACGGGATCTGGTTAGGGAATAGTTCTACCCACTTAGCCATAGCGCTATCGTAATCTCCAGGATATTCATCTAGGAGTTTATTCCAAGCCTGCTTAAAGTTAGCATTACCATTATCGCTAATCCACTGGGCCATATCAGCCTTGAGTTGTACCTGTGGTGTTGCTGGTAATACGAATCCAAGTACGAATCGTGTACCGATAATAGACAATGTGGTGTTCTTGATACGCTGACGGTACTCTTCTTGTTCCTGAATTGATGGAGGAATTACATTCCCAAACTCATCTTCAGTTGTCTTAAGCCCGTAGCCAGCTGCCTCAAGGTAGGTTACTGCCTTGCGCCAAGCGCTTGCGTACTGTGAATCACGCTCGTCTTTTTCCATTACTTGGAATAAACGGTTAACGTGTGCTGGCAAGAAAGCAGATATGTATGGTTGATCTACAGCATATTTACCCATTGAGTACTGGGTAATGGTATCTGCTGCTCCTGGAGCACCGAAGTAATCTACTAGGTTAGTCAGTGTCTTGATAGATACGCCTGCTAGTGGACCGTTAAATGTAGGTATAATAGAATCTTGGTTTAGAGATGGTGTGAGCATCTTTACCTGTGATCCAAATTGGATAGGCATTGGTACCTTGAACTCAGCATCTACGCCTAGTCCAATCATTGCAGTTTGTACTGCACGATAGACTGGCTCTAAGCCTGGATATACGAAGTACTTCTCGCCTTGGTCATCTTCTTGGATAAATCCATTATGGCTAATGCCATCATATGTCAGTGCTGCCTTACGGATAGAGGCAGGATTGTATCGAACCATACGGTATGCACGGCGATAGAAGTCCTCAGTTGCACGATAGAATCGTGAGAAGTTACGAATTCCGAATGCCAACTGTGTACGTACAAGTGGGTTATCCACATACTGTAGAATCTGATTTACTGCACGTTCTTCTACGATCTCAGCGAACTGACGCTTAGCACGCTCTGTTGCTTCGAGCACAGCCTTTGGATTAGCCTTATCTACCTTGCTTACTACTGATTCAATGTAGGCAGCTTCCATACCGGACTTCTTCATTGACTTACGAATAGCAATGATCTCGTTAAATACCATTGGTTGACGTGACATACGAGCGTTAGCCATACCAAGCCAAGTCCAACCGTGTGTCATAAGAGAAGCTGCTGGATTGCCAGCCTCTGATATTGGAACTAACTCTGGTCCGATTGCATACTCTGGAACATCATCGCTAAACTTTGGTAGGTCATCTAGTCCTAATTGACCAGAGATACCCATCTTACCGGTCTGTTCGTTTCTAAATCGGATCTTGTTAAGAAGATCTACGTTAATCTCTTTAAGTCCATCTTTGCCAACGCGACGTGTTTCAAAGATCTCGCGTGCGCGTGCGTAGATAATGTTAGCGTGTTCTACATCTGTTACACCACGTGCCTCAAGTTGTGCTAACTTGCGGAACTGCTCGTTATTCTTCATATAGTCAAGAATCTCACGAATAGCAACATCCTTGTTATCAAGGTTTGCTACAGCAATAGCGCCTACCTCATCGTTTGCGTAGTAGCCGATACGCATAAGCCAAGTAAGCATTGATGCTTCATTTTCAGGACCAATAGGAACGTTGGTAAAACCTTGGTTTGGTTTAGCCTTGAGAGTTTTTCTCTTGGGATCTTCAATAATAAGTTTTTCGCTACGGACACCGTGTGACTTGGTGAACAATGTAGCGCTTGTGATGTAGTCAGCACCGGTTGAGGCAAAGTTAAAGCCACCTTCAGAGATTAATGCTACTGAGTTATCAAGGTTTCCGTAGATTAAGTGCTCTGCAAGTATCTCTGCTTCGTCCTCAAACATAGGTCCACGACCAAGATACTCTCTGTAACGATTTACTCGTCCAGATGTCAGTGCTGTTGCAAGAATACGACGTGTTTCTTCTACAACATTGCGAGAAGATGTGGCTTTTAGCTCATCAATCTCACCTCTGATGCGGATCTTGTCAGCTTCATCCACTGCTTCATCAAGTTCTTTGGTCTTTATAGCCAGTGACTTGCGTGCTCCTAAGATATCTGAGTCAATTTTGGCGATCTGCGCCTCATACTTGATTGATTCTTTCTTATTAACAAAGCGCATTACAGAACCTAGTGGGCTTTCTGTAAAATTACCAGATTTACGTGCACCTTCAAAGGCTGTGTTAATACGTGTTGAGAGATAACGACCTTTTGCTAGTCCCCAAGGTGAACCACCAATAGCAAGGTGGACCATAAGGTCTTCTGTAGCGTTACGGATAGCATAACGTGGACCAGCAAGAGTGAAGAATGACCAGTATCCGGTCATAGTATCAACCCATTTTTTGTTTGCTTGACCCATTACACGGTTAATAAAGCCAGAGCGTACTGCTGCACGATCAATATCTACAAGACTAGGTGCCGATACGCTTGAGTTAAAGTCAGACATAATGGCTCCAACGCCTTCGTCTTTATCTCCTACGCGTGATACAGCAAACTTGGCATCACCCTTACCTGTAAGGCGACGAACAATAACTTGTCCTGCTTCTGTGGTATTAAGTCCACGAATCTCAGCAATGTTTGACCATAGACCATAGAACATTTCTTTACGCTTACCAATATCTGGAATAGCCTCAAATGTTTCAGAAATCATCTTGGCATCTTGCTTAGTAAATACTAGGCGTGCTAGACGGTACATCTGTACTGAGGCATCTTTTGCCTCTACATCAAATTGGTCATTCTTGAACATAGGAGCAATATTAAATTTAGCTTTAAACTTATCTAGGCGAGCACCGACTGACTTGCTAGATAGGCGCAGTACACCTTTACCGCCAGTACCTTTAACCAAGTTGACAATCTGTTCTTGTCCATCAATAAGCATCTTTGATACGCCATCTGTTGCTGGCAGATCTCCGTACATACTGCTGATAAAGTTAGGAGCAATTCTATCTACGTTAAATACACGATCTGCTCCAGTCATAGCTGCAATACGCAACTGACGACCTGTATCAAGACGTGGAATAATGACTCGCTTACGACCTACAGATCCAGCTAGGACTGCTACTGCTTCTTCTGTGTTCTCGAAGAATGCTTTTGCTGATGTAGCGTTAGTAATCTGGTTCTTTTGGAAAGCACGAATAACTTCTGGACCATACTCAGGAGCAAGGATCTCAAGTTCACGCTTAGCAGCTACTGCCTCTTTAGGAGAACGAGCCTGTGCCTTGGTGTAGCGATCTAACGCTGCACCGTAGGTATCCCAGAATGCTGCTACCTTTGGCATAGCAAAGGTTTCTGCAACCTTCTTGCCACCTGTAACTGCTTCGAGTGAATACTTACCTACTACATATAGCGATCTAATTTTAGACCCTACTACAAGTGGATCTACAAAGAATCTAAAGATTGTATCTACAGTACCTGAGGTAAGAGAGTAGGCTAGTTTGTTCTTCTCAAGTGCTTCAGGAAGAATAGCATTAGCAAGTTGACGACCTGGTGAGAACTTAGCACGATCTACAACCCCAAGGGTTTCGTTAAATAGTGCTCGTTCTTTTTCTACGTTTTCTACGCCAGCAATGGTTTTATTCATTGGGTCAGCGAAGGCAAGATACTTCATTTGCTCAGGTGTAGCACTTTTTGCGATAGTCGCAAGGCTTTCACCGGACTTGATACGCATAGCAATATCTACTGCATCTTGACCGTAGAGGGCTTTAGCCTTTTCGATACGTCCTTCGTTAAAGACCTTATCGCCTTTATCGTTTGCTTTATCCCAAGCAAAGCCAATCTGACCTTGTGACATTGGTATAGCAAGAGCGCGATAGGCGCGAGTTACACCTTCAGATACCTCAATGGCACCTTTGAAGGCTAATGTTAATGGGTTGTAGTGGAATGCTGTTGATAGCCAACCTCTGCTTGGCTTTTCAATAGGATCTTCCTGACCAAAGGTTTTAACCATATCTTCTTGCTGATCTGCTGGCATCTGTTGGTATGCCTTCTGTGCAACATCAGTAGGTAGGCTAACGAGTTCCTTATGCTTAGATACCTTCTTAGAAAGAATATCAATCTCACGCTTTTGCTCTGGCGTTAAACCAGCTGCGTATGCGGCTGCTTTTAGATTATCAGCCATTAGTTACCCCGCGATAGTGCTTCTTGATATAGGACTGCAATCTCGCCAGTGGTATCGAATGGAAGCATCTGTGCCAAAGTATCTGAAAGTTTAACTGTTACTTTATTCATACGTAGTGCGCTAGAACCAGGTCCTTCGCCACGATCAATACCTGCTGTGATCGGTTCGTCAGGACGTTCTGTTTCTGCGAATAAACCTGTAAGTGGGGTTGGTGCTTGACGCAATCTATCTGATGGTTCTGATACTGCATCAGGGGTCTTTCCAAGTGGAGCACCAGACTTAATTGCCTGTGTCTCAACACCTTCACCGTAAGCGATAGAACCCATCTTCATTTCTGGGGTTCCAATATCGGTACGCTTTGCATAAGGTCCAGGACCTGAAACGCCAGCCATAGGATTCTCAGCCATCTGTTCCCTCCTGTAACTGTTCTAGGTCGGTGGTCATATCTTCCCACGCCTGCATTGTTTTGGTTTTCTGATTTGAATGATAAATACTAAGTTCAAATAATTCTGAAAAAAATGTTTCTGCTACTTGCGCTAAATTGTATGCAGCGCCTGTAAATATAACTAATAGATCTGTTGGACGTACAGGGCGTGGAACCCTATCGTTATGATTCAACACCCTGTACACCCTTCAGTAAATTAAGCCTTCTTGCCTTTACGAGCAGCTGGAGCGTATCCAAACTTAACGTCTCCACCCTTGACTGAACCAGCCTTTGTATCAACCTTTACAGGTTGTACTGGAGCCTTAGCGTGTGATCCTTTGTTCATAGTGCGCCTCCTTTCCTTATGCTGCGCCGGTAATACCGGCTAGTAATTGTGCTATATCAGGACGTTGACCAGCAGCAGGGGCCTGACCAGCTTGTTCTTGTGGAGGTTGCTGCGAGGCAGGAGCTAGGGCCTCACCTGCTGCTGGAACTTGAGGTGCCATTCCTGGCATACCCATCTCTGGGGCCATTGGCGCTGGTGGTGGAGGTTCTGGAGCGAACGCCTTTTCCACTATTGATTCTAATGATAATCCTTTTTGACGTCCCGCAATAACTTCAGCAATCCGAGTAACAGCCAAGGAAGGGTCCTGACCTTGCGAAGCCATCGCTGGGATGGTTTGAGCGTACTGAGCAACAGCGATACGTAAAGAGTCGCGTAACTCTTCGATGTCAACTCGCTGTTCTTCTTGGGTAACATTGATCTCCACCGGTAGTTCACGGCGTACATAGTCGCGGGATACAAGTTTATCTGAACGCATTTGTAGTAATGCGATAACTGCACGGTTAGGGTCCATACCGGACATAATTCCGTAGCGTACATCTACTCCGTACTCACCCTTGATGTCGCGGGATGGGGTGTACTTGAGTACATAAGGTGTACCGTCATCGGTTCCCTTAATTGTCTTCTGTACAGATCCAAAGATTTTCTCATCTACTTCAAAGCAAAGACCAATAAGATCTTCAAAGAGGCGTGCAAACTGTGCCTGTGCTGCCTTGATCTGTGTATCAAAGCCTGCCTGTAGTGCCTGAACTCCACGTCCTGTTACAACGGATGCGTTGATCTCACCTGAACGTGACTCTGGGTAACGAGCACCAAGACGTAATTCACGCTCAAGGACACCTGATTCGGTAAAGATTCCAGGTGGAAGATCTAATCCAACACGACGAATGTTCTGCGGATTAGCAGAACGCATAATAGCATCAGGACCGAGAGCAAGTTCTTGCACATCTTGTGGAATAGCAATAGGTGCTTGGATAGACTTTTCTGCTGCTTGGATCTGCAAGATAGCAAAGCGAGCACGAGCAAGTTGTACTGAGAGTACATCATCGAACTGACCACGTGCCTGCTCATCTAGTGATGGACGGACATAGACACGTGCTAAGCACTTGCCTACTGGGTTAGGTACACGTGATAAAACTAGGTTGTTACGCTGTGGCAGATAGATCAAGTCCTGATCTGCATCGTGGTAACGCACGATAGTCATATACGGAGATCCCTGTTGGAAGTTATTCTTCTTTAGGATCGTTTCTGCAAACTCTGGGTATTGGGAAGCGATTGTGTCAGCATCGGAAACAATCAACTGTGTAAGCGATGTGGTACGACCAAAGCGATCCATCTCAGGGTAGCACCCTGTTGGATCTAGTAGGCGCATACGAGGATTGTTATCCTCATAATCCATTTCTACCATACCGATAGTCATACCGTAGGTGTTATACCAGTCAGCGTTCTTGTAGTTCTGTAGTGAAAGGTTAGAATAAGATACGTAGTAATTAGCGATTCGAGTGCGGGTGTCAGCTGCCTTACGCTGTGCGTCAGAAACCATATTGTTTGCTGAGCAGTTAAACGAAGGTAGCGGAGCACCCGCCTCGGCCAAGTCACGTGCTGCTACATCAA